GCGCATAATCAGGACTTGGCAACGCAAGCTGTTCATCTGGCGCAGGAAGCCCTAATTGTCGATCTGGTGCAGGCAAAGCTAATTGTTGGTCTGGTGCAGGCAAAGCTAATTGCTCTAGTTGTCCGCTAAATTCATCTTGCACATCCATATCAGGAGTATAGAACTCGCCTTCTGGCTCTACTCTTGCGCCACCTGGCTTAGCTATAGCAGCAGATACAAAATCACCCGGCAGCCCTATTAATTCAAGAACCCCCTCCAATACCACGTCTGTAGTCTCAGGGGTGTCGCCAACGCCTATAGATGATAAATACTCACCACCACCACCACCCAACACTTGTATAGCTGATTGCACAGGCATGTTAACTATCTGGCTAGGCCCAAACTTCACAGGAACCAAAGCGCCAGTTCCAGCATCTACCAGAGATTGTATAGCTGATTTCTTTAAAGCTCTTTTGGTTGCCTGCTCTGGCGGCATCCCCCGCTTAATTCCTTCGGCAACGTTACTGCCGTATGTGGCTGTAAAAGAACCAACACCAACACCAGTGCCAACCGCAGCCGCTTGCCCTATTTTTTTTACTGCTAATTTAGGGGCAACCTTACTTAATGCGCCTCCCATTCCTTTTGTTCCCAATGCCGTAACTCCAAACATTGGAACTTGCTCAGCAAGCATTCCAGCTGTAAATCCCATTTTATCCGGAGATTCCATAAACTCCCGCCCGAAAGCGGCGGCTGTATCTAGTATGCCCTCTTCTTTTTTGCCAGACTCCACCATCCTACTTAGCGTCGGGTGTACCGGGAGTTTCGCCATTGCTCGCTCTTGCTCCGCTATACCCCTTAGACTAGAGGCTGAAAGCTTCTTGTACTTCTCAACCTCGCGTGCAAACCTTTCGTTGCCCGTCCGGTCGTATAGCCTTTGGTATTTTTTTTGCTCCTCAATAGCCCCATGTAAACCAGAGGAAATTACAGATTCGCCGATTCTACGAACACCACGCTCCAATGACGTCGCCAACCCACCACCAGCCTGCTCGTAAGATTGAACCTCTTTCTCACGCCTCTTTGTGTCACGCCCAGCCAACAGCTTTGTTAAGATGTCCTGCTCCTCTATCAAAAGGGCATCTTCCTCAGTAACCTCTGTGGACTGTGGCATCCGACGCATTTCATCCTCAAGAACAGCTAGCAAAACCATAACTTAAAACCCTCGCTCTTTACGTATTTTTTTAATCTCATCTAAGCGAGTTCGCATCTTTTGCTCCTCTGCATCTGGCTTTTGATTGATACTTTCCCCCGTAGAAACTTTTTCCTCCGCTTGCGCGTCTATCTCGTAATCCTCGCCAAACCAAGCCCCGGTTTTTTTTAAGCCAAACTCTTCCAGAGTGTCATTGTACGCCTTTTCAAAATCTCCACCCTTCCTAAGTTTAGCTGATGTCGCATCCTTTAGGCGCTTAATATCCTCCTGTGGAAGTTCATTTAGTGACTCTATATCCATTTCAAGCCTGTCGTTGAAGTTCTTAGCAAAGGTAATTGGCACGGCTTTCGGCTTAACTGGAGCGTCCCTACCCTTAGCTATCATTTTACTTGTTGTCCCGCTATATCTATCGCGCCCAAGTGTGAAATCTGCCTTCTCTTTTCCTAAAGCCGGAACGCCCCGCGCCACACCCACCGCCTGCTTTAGCACACCAGCAACGTCTGTGTTGTACTCAGGGATCAAACCATCCTCTAGCAAGCCCTCGTCGGTTTCTCCCAACTCACTACGCATAAAGTCGCGGAATCTATCATAAGACGCTTGATCGTTTACCTGCGCAGCAGCGGCACCTGTGAGCTCTATCTGCCTATCTTGTTGTTCATCCTTCTGCCCTAAAGCACTTTGATCCATTTTCTGTTGAGTTGCTTGCTGCCCCAACCGAGTTGTACGCATGTCTTGCCCCGCCTTAATCCCACCAAGGATTGCCTTGCCGAATCCTGCGCGTGGCCCTGTGCCGTATGCTTCACCTACGTTAAATCCCTTGTCGTAATATGCCATATTTTAGAATCCGTATTGTGAGGTTAATCCGGGAGCTTGCTGCCCAGGAACGCGGTAAGATGATTGACTTCCTAATCTTTGTGCCGAGGCTTGGTTGTCTGGGTTCTGCCATGCTCCAGCCTCATAACCCGGCTGTTGCGGCCCATAAAAGCCACCTGCGCCCGGTTGCGCTGAATACGCAGTGGAGTTATTGAACCCACTAAAGAAGTTACCTAGTGGGCTTTGCTGTGGTTGCTGCCCCCCGACTCCTTGGCGTTGTTGCATTTGAGGCATTTGCGGGTTTGAGCTTTGCCCGTAAGGGTTATTTACACCACCTGCCATATTAAAGGTCGGCGCGGCCTCTCCCATTACCGCCGCTGAACCTAAATTCAACCAAGCATCGCCCGATGCCTTCATTTGCCTGTCTTTTTCTATCATGCCGCTAGCAATTGTCTCATACTTACCTTTAGTAAGCCCAGCCTGTGCATTGGCTGTGTTCATTCCCAATTGCGCTGCTGCATCTGCCGCGCTTACACCAGAGTTGATTAATTGCTGGTACTGACCAGATACACCCATTTGGGCGGCGATCTGATTAAAGTCTTGCCCTAATAAGTTAATACCAGCATTGATTTGATTTTGCCCCGCGCCTAATGCCGACTGCCTGCCTCCAAGTTGAGTTCCGACCGCATTCAAAGCGTTGTGCTGATTGTTAAGGTAGTTCTGAAACTCTTGATTAGCCATCCCCTGCGCGTAGCGTGTAAGCTCTTTGCCCGTTGCGCCTTGGTTCAATGTACCCTCTGCCGCTCGTGACCGCTCTATGGCCTTCTGGTTTTGCTCCATTGCAAATTGATAGCCGGGCGACTCCTGAAAGCCTTGACCGCCCCCCAGTATATCCCGCACAATAGGATCTTGTTGCTGTGAAATGCCGTACATTTCATCTACTTGCGGCTGCAATCCAAGTTGTTGTTGTTTTAATGCGTCAATTTGCGGATCAATTGCACTAATGCGCCGCCCCACATCATCCATCACGCCCTGTTGTCGGCCTATAGCCCCTTCACCAGCTTCGCGGTATGGAGTGTAATACTTGTTGTACTTCTCCTGATCTAAACCCAATTGCTTATTCGCCGCGTCGGCACCTGCCGCCGCTACGTTTGCCGCTCTTTTGGCCGAACCACCGCCGCCAAATAACCCACTAAACATGCCCATAAATTACCTCGGAAATAAATTAATTGTTAAGCCTTTTTGAATAATATCATTTGTTGCTGTCGCCTCACCAGTACATTTAATAGCAAGCGCGGTTGTGAAATCTTCCGCTCCAGATACAAAGTCACTCGTTTGGGGCACAAGAACCGTATCACCACTGAAGATGGCCGTCGTCACTTGCGTTTCTTCTGCCGTTCTAATGATCGTGCAATCAATTCTCCAATCTTTCCCGTTAGAGGCAACCGCCCCCGTAGAGAATAAAACCGTAGAACCCAGCAATAGCTTGATTGTTTTGTTATTTGTGTTCGCTGCCTGGCTACCAAAAGCCGTGACTTCCAACCTATCGCCGGTGGTTAATAGCGTGTTTTTCTGTAAGGAATATGATATCAAATCATCAACCCCGCTACCCACATTGCCAACCGCCGTCGTGTTTACGGTTAAGGTTCCACCTAAATTATACTGCTTATCGCCACCGACGCGATTAAAAAGCTCGTGCATGTATTGGCCCCAGCTTGGCGTAATAAGACCGCTCTTATCAACTATATTTTCAGTGAATCCCGGTAAATTGGCCCTTATAGTCATTACGCCTTACCTATCCGCATATTTAAATAAGCCCCGGTTATATGGCGCATAACCGGATCCGTTACTGTTATCTCGTATATCCGACTACGGGCCTGTCCTAAGCAAGTAAAGTCAACTTTGATTTCTTCACCCACCTTACCTATAGATGCCCACACCTCATTACTCCACGTCTTGCCGTGGTTATCTGAATAACGCAACATCACCTGCGGATCTGAGCCTTGTCCGGTCGTAAGACCAACACCTGAATCAAACTCAATCCATAAGCGGTCATGCGTAATGCGCTTATTCCCATCGTAGATAGGCGGTGTAACGGCAATAGCTTGTATCGTTGCCCCGTTTTCTGTGTATGTATCAAGGTCTAGCTTGTACACTTTCCCATTTACGTAGTCGCCCACAAGCTGCTCCCCGTTAAAGAACGCGTGGTGTGAAGCTCGCCATCTACCAACCTCAAACGACTGCCTTTGATGCCATAGGCCTGTTGCTATGTCATGCGCCCATGATACCGATTCAGTAGGGAAGGTAATACAATAGAATTTGTGACCATCTTGCGTATAGCTAAATGCCTCTGCATCTGAGATGGTGGCGTAACCTTGGATGGCCTTTTCAATTGCAAATGTAGAAATTCTCGTTGGAGTGTAGCCGTCCATCTTGTAAACAATGCGGTCATCACCAAGGAAAAACAACGTGTTATCCTCCTCCACCACCGATCGCTTAGCAGCGCACCCTCTGTTAATAATGGCAGAGGTGTTGGGCTTAAAAGGAAAGTCCAGATTCCCAGTGTCATAATACAACTCTGTCCCGAGCTCTTTAAATAGCCACACAGCGTTCTTGTGAGACTTAGCTCTTACCAGATTTCCGTTTGTCCCGTCTACTCTCGCCTTTTCCGTTGGGTCATAGGTTGCCGCGTTATTCAGCCCTCCTATGTGAAATATATTGGAGTTAAGTCGCGTAAATATATTGTATCCATGTAACGTGGTTACTGAGGAAGATGCTACATAATCCCCGTCCACTATCTGACTAAGCCCAGAATCGTCTGCAAGATAAGCGGCGCCGTCCTCCTTAACAATAGTCACATCCGCAAGATCATCATCCATAATAACCCCATTCGCAACGCTTCCTATCGTTCCCAGGTCTTGAACCCCCAGAGAGGCACCCACCCGATATGCGTTATCCCCGCTAACCACGTACATATTCCCCCCCATTACGTGCATACCGTATATTGGGCCCGTTCCTATATCCAAGTATTCAACCAGTCCAGGTGTGTTAATAATTACGTCAGGCTCTTTGGATCCCTCTGGGGCTGGCTCCAAGTACATATTAACGAGGCGCTGTGAATTTAAGGGCTTACTACGCGCTTGATAGGCTTGCTTGGCAAATTCAATTCTAATCGGCTCACTCATAGTCATCACTCGCAGGGGTGAAAAAAATACCATCCTCTGTGTCGAAATCTTCTGCATCCATTAAGAAGTCAGCGGCATCAATTCTTATTTGTTGGGCCGTTTCTGCGTCAATGCCGTATTTGGTTAAGCTTCTCGATGCAAGCCCTGTAGATAGAGCGTCCAACCATTCCACTGGAAAATCAGGATCATCGCTTGATCCGTCAAAATCTGCTACTTGTCTTTGGGCTGTAAGAAGCAAAACATCACCAACCGACCCAGAAGAAGGCCATGTATACACCTTGCCATTAGTTAATTGCGGATCGTAATAGACAGCAACGATCCGCCCTGTGGAGGTTTTGTTTACATAAGCAAAGTACTCTTCTCGCGTAACCACCCTTACAGGAGTTTCATTATTTGCCCTATCTCTAATCCTAGCGCCTTTAACCGTGAGTGGTCGCTGCGCTATGGATGTATATGTGTATATGTGGTTATCTATCGCTGCTGGGCCTGTAAGAGCGTCTGAGAGCGTGATTGTGGTTCCCGATGGGTCTCCATCTGAGGTTGTCCACTGGATAGTGCCATCATCAAGCTCTATGCCGATAGCGTCACTTGCTGATATTCCAGCAATAGAATCAACCTCTATTGTGCCATTCGAGGCAACGCCAGCGGTTGAAAGCTCTGTTTTTACAAAGTCATCAAGAGCGGTAGCTTTATCACCCGAAGCGCCTATCGAATAACTTGCTGCGCCCTCTGTCAGGAAAACTGCCAACTCTTGATATAATGGAAGTGATATACCTTTATTTCTCCATGCTTTAATCATGGAGTTAAGGCGTATAGAGCCATCACTTATTTGTGAAGCGGAAGCGGAATCTGCGTCACCTAGTATACCCATCGTGCGCAGGGCTTGCGTGATTATTTCATTTCTATTTAAAGAAAAGTCAAAAGATCCAGATACAGCCATTGTTTAGTATCCTTTTTTAGACTTTGCCATATTCTTTTTGTTCTGAGCTGCAACTCTTGATGGCATTTTGCTTTTAGGGTGTCCCGTAGTGCCAGCCCTCATTGGTTTTTTCTTAGGTGTAGGTGTCTTTTTAGCCATGATATAGTTCCTTATAAGTCGTCTGCCGTCACTTCATTGGTGTCGACAAAGACGTAGGTTGCTGGGTTGGTGTAGTCAGGGATAGTGGGTTTTGGTACATGTGGCGGTGTGCTTTGTGGGTTGTCTGCAATCCAAAACCTTTTATCCACAAGAATTGTCCTCTTGCCGTTGCGAAACTCCCAACGACAATTAGACCGCTTAGTTGCGAAACCAGATCGCTCGCATATGATTTTATGGTCGCCGGGGCGAAAATAACTCATTTAAATATCCGAGTGTGAAATACTAAGTTTAACCGCCGCGCCAGCAGAATGTGAATTTATAATCATTCGCATAGCTACGGGGATTGTATTTAGATTCCCTGTGGCTGTAGCTGTGGCTGATACAAAGTTTGAGTCGTCGACGTTGGCCCACGTAATGGCTGTTGAGGTTTGGACGTTATCAAACGTCTGTTGTAGCGTGTAATTAACCGTTCCAGTAACCTCGGCCAATAGCGAGATATTGTCAGCCCTCCAGTTAATTGGTATGATTTTAGTTGCCGCCTCGTCTACAGCCCCCACCTCTACATTGGTTCCTATTGTTGCGCTTCTGGTAATGCTAGTCACTACGTAAAAATATTCGGCGGATTCTACAGTGTCGCTATTAACTCCCGTCACAGTCTCGCTGAGTGGGAAATTACGCGCCACATCTGCAAATCCCGTTATGGTAAATACCACTGTATTAATATCACCAGAGCTTTCAAAACCTAGTTGTCTAGCAAGGCCATCTGTGGCGATCCATTCGCCGCCCACAACTCCTGCACCATCAAGGGTCATTTCTCCGGCACCAGAACCCGTTTGGTCTTCAAATACCCCATTCGGGTCTACCGTATCAAGGTCAATATTGAATTGCATTACGCGCATTATCTTATCTCCTTTTGTTTCTTGGGGGGAGTTACCCCCCCGCTTACTTAACGCTCTTTAGAAGCAAATATATAATCAACGCTCATGGTTTTAGCTACTGCCTCACCGTTCTGGATTCCGAAGGAAACAGTAAGTTCCTCATCATCAGGAAGGTTAGTAGTTACGCTAGTTCCCTTGTGCGCACCATCGATGAAATATTTAATCTCGTCTTTCCCGTCGTAGTAGAACGCTACTTCGATATAGGTGTCGTCAACAATAGTTGCCACTGCGCTTGCTGTGGTTGCTGCGCTGTTCTTAATTATAACGAAATCAAGATCCGCGTCGCCATCGTCCTTGCGGAAGTAAACGCCATCCGTCACAGCCAAAGGCGTGGTATCTGTGATTTGCAGTCCCATAATGAAATCAGATTGCGTTGCGTCGGAAACTTTAAGCCTAGCCTTGAAAAAGGTTTGCTTGTTAGCGGCAAATAGGAAGCTCTCACCAACCTTATTAAAGAAGTCGAGGTCGTCATCTCCTGCCGCGTTTGTCACAAGCAAAACACCACCATCAGCGTTTGTAAGCGCCTCTGTTGCTGAGCCTGTGCCCGCTTCAGTTGTGGTAATAGTCCACTCACTGGCGAGAAATGCATCAAAGTCATTGAAATATGTGTGCCATCCTGTGGCATCTGGTAGGCCGTAAGCCCCTAGTGGTTTGTTTTTTGCAACGGTTGTTACGCCGCTTGTAAATCTTGAAGGTGTAGACATTTTTAGTCTCCTTTAACGTCAATATGACGCTCCGTAGAGCGTTAAAAGTAAATGTAGTAAGCCGCTAACCTTGTGCAGTTACGCGAAGGCTAGCGGCCTTTAGTGCTTATGCACCACCACCGTTTGAATAGACTGAACGGAAGTCGCCCATTGTTGCTGTGTAAAGCTCATAACCGCGAGCACAGTAATCCTTAGATGGAAAGTCGTTGTCTTGGTCAAAACTCAACTCTTCTGCTTGGAACAATACCATACCCTGGTCACTGGGGACGTTTGTACGGATAAAGAACGAGTCTGTATCTGTCAGGTAATGGTTTACCTTAATGCCGCCTGGGAACATGCCCAGATTGTTAATGGCATTAATTGCGTTGTTAGCAGTGTCGTTTTGTAGAGTAGATTTAATTATCCGTTGCGCCTCGAATGTGAGAGCGTTAGGTATAATGATCGAATCAGGAGTAAGATTTAACTGCAAACCCCTTGTGTTTTTAGCGTCACCAATCTGGATGCACATATCTTCAAGGGTAGTTTCAGACATGTCAGCAGCAGCAGCAAGCGTATTAGACTGCGTACCATTTCTGGTAGCGTGGCCTGTAACGCACATAGCCGAGCCATCACCAAACGTGTAATTGCCGTCATGGGCGCGGTTATATTTATTCGCTAGCACTGTTTCCTTGGTTTGTTGGAACGACCAGCGTAGGCGTGCTGCACGTTGCTTTCCAACTTTAAGGTACTTATTAAACTTAATTTCCTCATAAGTAACTTTGAACCCTAGAGAATAAGCGGCGTGAGTGGCGCGAGTAATCGTGCCTTGCTGCTCAGTGTCTAGAACCGTGTCCGTCCCTTCAGCCTTGACAGGCACTAGGCCGAAGCCCGTTACCTCCGCAAGTTCTTCATAAGATAGATCTGATGATGCCTTAGTAAACAAAGACTCATATTCGTTACTCTGTTTCTGACCAATATTGTCCCAAACCTTATTTAGGCCCGGACGCAACATTTTAGGAAAATTACCTGTACTGATTATAGCTGACATGATTTATGCCTCCCCTATTGTAGCGTGAGCGCTACGGCTATTGTTAATTCTTACTAACCATTTAGAATTAACGAGCGATAGATCATTATCTGGCCTATCAACTGCTCTCACAATTGTTAATTGATTGGAAGCATCAGCGGCAGGAACGTCACTTGTAGTGTCAAGCTCTGTGCCAGAAATGCCGTAGGTTTGACTTCCACTATGCGTATCGATAAGAACGGCATTTAGGCCGGCTGAAGCTGCACCAAGGGTGCCGTCAGCTTGAATCTCATAGATAGCTTGCGGGTCGTCACAAATAGTCAACACGCGATCGGTTGAAGCAACGCCATAGTTTGCGTCAACGCCATAAAGCGGATCAATAGCAATGACAACACCAAGGATAGCGTTGTTATCACCCACAGTGACGCGGATTACTTCTTCCAAGGATCCGATGCCATAACTACCTGTGGCAGTTGTGATCTCGGAGGTGTTAGCTGTAGCTGTAGCGGCCCGCGTAATTGCGTCCCCCACAAATATATTGGTTGCGTACCCAGATTGAGCGTAGACCTTACGAGTAGTGTAAGCTTTACGCGTCGCAATAGGAACTAAACCAGACGGTTGATCTGAATTAGCCATTTTATTTACTCCAGTTTAAGTTAAAAAATTAACCCTGAGTTGATCCCAACTTCACTGATTTAGTGCCAATAGTGATTTCGCCATATGCTCCGTCACTTTCCTGCAATCCACCCTTAATGTCAGCTCTCGTCATGGCTTTCTCTTTATGGGTTATTCGTCCCATTTTTTTGGCAAAGTCTTCGCTGTGAATAATTTCAGGTATCATCATTCTGATATGTTTTTGACCGCCCGAGTTATCGCCAGCAGAAACGGGACTTATCGTTTCGTCTATTTGATAGCCTTTGCGTTGCAACTCCATGATCCTATTCTCTTTGTTGACAGCCCAGCGATACGTCCATCCCGGCTTCTCGCCTTGAGTTGGAAATTTTCGCTCTTGTTGTGTTGGGTCAATGTTTAGATCCCGCCGCTTATTACGAATTTCATCGGCGCGAGTGTTGGCATCTTCTGCGGTACGCCGTACAGGTTGCTTTTTTTCTGGCTTTTCACCAAGCATCTCCTCTAGTTCTACTTGCGACTTACCGAAGGAATTAACCCCTCTTTTCTTTGCTTCTTCTCTTAACTCTTTCATTTATCTTGCTCCTTTGTAGTATTTAATAAAGTCGGCTTCATTTTTAAACTCACCTGCCTCTATCGACTTTTTAACGTCAGTGATATCGGCGGTGCTAAACCCAAGGCTTTGGAGCGTCTCTCTTCTACGGACAGCCCCACCATGAATATTTCCACCAGGCTCTATTACTTGGTTACCCTTCTTTGGATTTTCAAATTTATCAGGGAAACGCTCGACCACTTGCTTTTTAACCCTATCAAGCCGCTCACTTAACGGCATAACTGGATATTTATCTGCAATGTCATTAAGTATGGCATTTGCCGCACCCCGCATGACTACATCATCGTATAGCCAAGGATTTGCCTGATTAAATTTTGCAATCTCAGGTTCTTCATTATTAGCTGCTTCTTTGGGTTCTGTGTATTGTGTGTCGATCTTCGACTTGTCTTGTTCGTAGGCATCTAGAGCGTCTGCACCACTTATGCCGTCGTTGTCAACCGCCTTCACATACTTGGTTCTAGCTTCCACCAGAGCATCTTCTCGAGTGCGTTGTAATTGTCGCTCGTGAAACTG